AACGGTCAGGGCATTTACATTCAGACAGATCCAAAGAACAGCAACTCTAGCGGTGCGCTTTGCTCTAGCGGTTATATCCAGACTGGCCAGATACGTTACCTCACACTTGAGGATAAGCACTTCAAGTACATCAAGACTCGTTTGACTACTCCGATCACTGGCAATATCAAAGTATCTACTGTTGATCCTAGCCTTGTTGTTTCTGATTTAATTACTATTACCCAAGACTTTGACGTTACTCAAGATATTAGTACTGGCGTAAGTATTCCACTTGAATCTCTTGCTTTTAGGTTCACTCTTTACCCAACAAATGATGGCCTATCTGCAACAACTTTAAATGGTTATCAGATCAAAGCGCTTCCAGCCGTTGCCCGTGAGCGCGAGATTGGCATACCGGTTTTGATCTTTGACTTTGACAAGGATCGCTACAACATGGTCACCGGCTATGAAGGCTATGCCAAGGAGCGTATCTCGGCTCTTGAAGCAGTTGAGTCAAATGGTGACGTTGTTATTCTTCAAGACTTTACCACTGGCGAGCAGGTTCAAGGCGTGATCGAATCTCTTTCCTTTGTCCGCATGTCCCCACCAGATAAGCGCTTCTCCGGTTTTGGTGGCGTTTGCATGGTTCAGTTCCGTACCGTCAACGCATAAGGGTAGCCATGACTAGCACTGACATAACAACCATCGCGTATAACGCTGTCTTCACCATTGGAGCTACAGGTACCGGCATTTGGTACGTGTTCAAGCACGGCGTTCAGAATGTCTTACGACAAGAGTTTCAGGATATACGCGACATTAAACATGAGGTAACTCCCAATACTGGCAGTTCCCTTAATGATGCTATTCGCAAGCAGGTTATCCCAATGGTCGAAACATTGGTAGAGCGCCAGCAAGATATAGCGGTTGAGGTAGGCATACTTGGCGGCAAGTTTGAACAACACATTAGGGAGCACAATGCTTAACCCTTGGAAGAAGAAGTACATCCATGAAGCTACTGGCGATGTTCTTACATTTAGCGAGCAAGTGTCGTGGACTATCCAAGGCATTATCCGTAACTGGTGGTTCGTATTTCTCTGGACTGGCCTAAGCGCCGCATGGTGGGCTAAGCCCCATTGGTTTAAAGATACTGGCTCATATATTCATTGGCAGTTACTAGCCTCATGGCTAGCCGTAACTGTCGAGTTGATCATCGGTATTGCCATGATTGGCCAGACCAAGCGTGATGCTCAGATCATCCGCCACATTCTTAAACTCGAAAAACGAGAGATGGATTTGATTGAGGAAATACATGAGGACCTATGATCCAAGAATTGGCGATTACGGGTGTGTCAAAACTCATGGATTTTTTGGTTGGCTTATTCGTCTTGGTACGTTTTCTCGGTGGAACCATAGCGTTATCTATGTTGGCAACGGGGAAGTGGTTAGTGCAGATCCGACTGGCGTAAAGATCAACAAGGTCACTGACTATGACCATGTCGCTTGGAACCAGCACGAAGAGTTAGATGACGCACAGCGTCTATCCATTGTCGATTATGCAAGAGCTGCTGTTGGCGCTCCTTACAGTTTTTTTACCATCTTTGACATTGCCCTGCGCATCCTTGGGCTAAAGATCATCGCTAATACACGCTTAGCCAAATGGCTATCCCAACGTGAAGGTTACATCTGCTCTGAGTTGGTAGCTGAGTGCTACAGCAAAAGCGGATTATCCCTTGCCAAAGAAGACTGGATCTGCACACCCGGCGATCTGGCAGAGAGATTGATATGGCAATAATCCAAGCAAAGAATTACACACCCGGTTATGGCAAACGTGAGCCGATCCGACTCATAGTTCTGCACAGCGCAGAGAACCAGCAGTTGCCGGGTCAGGCTGCACACCTTGCTCAATGGTTTGCCGGCCCTACCGCCCCGCAAGCGTCTGCCCACTACATGGTAGATAACGCGGCAGTTGCCCAGTCAGTAGCCGATGAAGATATTGCGTGGCATTGTGACGTGTGGGAACGCAACCTAGAATCTATCGGCATTGAATTGACTGGTCAGGCTAAATTTACCCCAGCCCAGTGGGCCAACCCTTACTCCCAGATGGTCTTAAAACAGGCTACAAGCCTCTGTAAGACCCTTATGGCCAAGTATTCGATACCCAACACACACTTGACCGCTGCGCAGATCCTAGACGGAAAAACCAAAGGCTTTTGTACCCACGCCGACATTACCGCTGCCCATAAGGTAGCTGGCGGACACACCGACCCGGGTGTTAATTTCCCTATGGTACAATTTTTGCACGGCCTAACGGCCTAACTCTAAGGAGATAACATGAAGATCAGCAAAGCACTTGTTGAGCATTACATCATCAGCGTCGGCGTAGCAGCAGTTGCTATCTGGCAGACTGGTAACCATCACCTCAAGCACGTTGCATGGGCTGCACTTGTCGCAGTCTTTGGACCTGTTGCTTCTGCAACCTATAACCACTTCAAGGCACAGGCTGCTACAACTAAATAAAAACTTAATAAACAAATGACCCCCGCTTCGGCGGGGGTTTATTTTTTTTGCAATTTTTCGTTGGCTCGCTATCGGCGCAGCCGCTCGCACCTTGGGGCGCTTTGCGCCCAGTTAACTCGCTCCCATGCTTACGCTCGTAGTCTAACCATCGGAAAATTTTTTCGTCAAATCGAAAGCCACTGGCGTGTCTTTCTCGGCCATTGGCTAAATGTCATCGGCTGATGCTAATGTTCGTCCATGACAACAGTTAATCACAGATCATTTTCATCCTTCACGTCATGGTTGCGATGTGGTAAAGCATGGCAACTAGAACGCGGCCTGCAAGTGCAGTCCGCACCGGCATGGTGGTTCGTAGGCGGATCATCATTCCATACAGCAGTTGAACGTTATCTCTTGGAAACATTTGAGAATGACAGAGCCAAAGCCAACTAAGAGCTTGGTCGCCATTCACGGCGAGAAGAGCGATTACACATCTCTTGGTCCCATCCGGGTTTGCCCTTGTGGATCTGAGTTTTTCCATCTCAAAGTAAAATTTGAAGATGACAACACGATTGGTTTATACCTGCTGGACATGCAATGTGTGCTATGTTCCAGCCTTGCACAAGCACCAACACCGGAACGGGGAGCAGAATGAATCACATAGTTCACAAGCATCCTAATCCTTTCAAGCGTTTCATCGGAAACGTTGCCGACAGGATTGGTAGCAAGTTTATGAATGTAGCAATTAAATGGGCAGACTCAATTGAGTATGACGCAGACTTTTGGGAAGATGACGAGTGCTAAATGGGAACTAAACGAGCAAAGATAATTACTAAGACAGCGTTCGAGAAGGCGTTTGTCGAAGCTGAATTTCTTATGCGCAAAGCGCTAGGAGATATGATCGAGAAAGAGATTAGGCTTGAAACTAATCCTGCCACTATCGTAGGATTAAAGAAGGCTCAAGCGATCATCATTGGAACCAAAGTTGAATCTTAAAGAGATTTGGGACCGCGCCTTCTTAGAAGAGATTGGCGCTATCGAGCATCGCACGAAGACCAACCCAGTTGACTGGCGGCGTGGTGGTCGTGCAACCAAAGAATATCCCGACAAGGAAGACAAAGCGTGGTGGGATGCAAATGGTTTTAAGATGTTTGAGGACTTTGTTCTTGCGTTTAAGAACAACGGTTGGAAGGTGTGGACAGCACCGGATGGTAAGCCCGGCATTGAACTTCCATTTGAAGTGATGTTTGGCGATGTGCCGATCAAAGGTTTTGCCGATTTAGTCTTTGAGAATGTTGATGGCTCACTTACTGTTGTCGATCTAAAGACCGGTAAATCCACACCAGACTCAGCGATGCAGCTGGGGGTGTACGCATCCTGCATTGAGATGATCTATGGCATACGCCCACAGTACGGCGCGTACTACTCAGCTCGTACTGCCACGCTTGAACCAAGCGAGGGCATGGAGCGTTGGTCTATACCGGTTCTTACCGAGCTATTTGCTCAGTTTGAACGCGGATTACAGGCCGAAATTTTTTTACCCAATATCGGCATGTCGTGTTCGACATGTGGAGTAAGGGACTATTGTTTCGCCGTTGGCGGAGAACTTTCATACAGCGTTGACCCACTAGCAATAATCAAATAAAGGAGAAAGAAATGGCAGCAAACGAAAGCACAAAGCTCCAAGTCAATTTTAAATTGGCTGACGGAACTTTAATTAATCTATACGCAGACAGCGCGGCTGAACTTGAAGGTCAGTTGCAGTCAATCAGTGACATGGCTCAGTTGATCTTGGCCACTGGCTCTGACTTTACTAACAAGGGCAATATCGCTTACGCGGTTAAGTCACTTGGCGCAACTGTGATCGATGAGCCAGTATGGGCTACATCAGATCCAGCACCACAAACTCATCCACAATGGCATCAACCAAATGCTCAAATGCCATCTGGATCTGAGTATGTTTGTAAGCATGGACCAATGAAACTCAAGCAAGGAGTTAGCGAAAAAACAGGTAAGCCTTGGAGCGGATACTTCTGTACTGCGCCAAAGGATCAAGCCTGTGACGTTAAGTGGAACCGATAAGTATTAACTGATGCTATCGCTGTCACAAGCAGCGGCTAAGTCAGCAAATGATCACGCTATTCTTCCGGATCTATTCCAAGTCCTACAGGATGAGGGAATTAGATTTAGACGTGGTCAACTAACGATGATTGCCGGCGCACCCAACGCCGGCAAATCATTATTAGCATTGCACTTTGCCGTTCACATGAAAGTACCAACGCTCTATATCAGCGCTGATACTGATGCTTACACGACTGCGATTCGAGCTGCCGCAATGGTTAGCGGACATAAGGTGGCCAGCGTTGAAGAGGCGTTTGCTACCGAAACAGGCGTAGAGTTTTACCAGAGTGAGTTAGATTCAATTACTCACTTGCGGTTTGACTTTGCTCCATCCCCTACTCTTGATGAAATTGATCTATCCATTCAAGCCTATGCCGAAGCATACGGAGAGTATCCTCATCTTCTAATCGTGGACAATGCAATGAACGTTGTATCGATGCACGAAAACGAATGGTCAGGGCTACGCGAAATTGCCAAGGCTATGCACCACATGGCTAGAGAAACAGAAGCTGCGGTATTCCTGCTGCACCACACCAGTGAAGGTGAAGGCCAGCCGGATATGCCACCGAGTCGCAAGTCCATCCAAGGCAAGATCAGTCAATTGCCTGAAATGATCGTTACAGTTGCTTTACTTCCCGACACTGGCGAGTTTCGAATTGCAGCGGTTAAGAACCGCTTTGCAAAGAATAGTGCTAGTGGTAGGCAATATGTATCTTTATGGGCAGACGCATCGCGTATGTCCATCTGGAACTATCGTCAAACCACCCAGCACAATTGGAGCTATGAGTGAAAGATTACCTGTGGGACAAGCGCAATTGGGAACAAGCAAAGGAGCCAACCCCGGAGATGTATGACTTAGCGCGTCGCTACCTTATTCGCTATAACGCACAGGACTTGTTTGGTATGCTGGGCCTATGACAAACGCAAACAAGCGCAAAGGCACTCAGTTTGAAACAGATGTTCTTGGGTGGTTCAGGGGAAGACTACCCAAGGCAATGACAGAAAGGCTTGCTCTCGCCGGGGCCAACGACGAAGGCGATCTTGTTCTTATGGTCGCGGGCAAGCCTTATGTTTTTGAACTGAAAGCAACTGCGCGGTTAAACTTGCCAGAGTTTTGGCGGCAAGCAACTGTCGAAGCGCAGAACTACGCAAGGGCGCGTGGGCTAGATGAGGTTCCACCTTCATACGTTATTGTCAAGCGACGCAACGCAAGCATTGAAGATGCTTGGGTGATTCAAACATTAGACCAGTGGGCTAACATCCATGATGATCCACAAGCCTGATCTTGGAGCAGTCTTAGAAGCGTATGGCTTGACCATACAAGATCGTTACGGCTGGGTACCATGCAAGTGTGTAGTGCATGATGACAGCCACGCAAGTGCTGCATATAACTTAGAGCGACAGCAATACAATTGTTTAGTCTGCCAATTACTTGGTGACGTATATGACGTTGTAGCTCGTAAGGAAAACTTGAAGGAGTTTATTGATGTTAAACGCAGAGCAGAAAGCCTTGCTAACGGAAGCAGCCGAAAGGTACGCGCAGCACATAGACCCGCTGGCTCAGTCCTACCTACAGGGCCGAGGCATAAGCCCGGAAGTGGCAAGTTTATTCCTTCTTGGAAGCGTAGTCGATCCTAGTGTTGGCCATGAGCATGCTGTGGGGATGCTGTCTATTCCTTACATCACTCCTAGTGGTGTGGTTGGAATTAAATTCCGAAGACTAGATAACGGAACGCCTAAGTACCTATGGCCTACAGGGCAGAAGATTGGGTTATTTAATGTTCAAGATTTACATAAATCCTCAAACACAATTGCGATCTGCGAGGGTGAGATTGACACGATTGTTCTTAGCGGTTGTGTTGGTATTCCTGCTGTTGGCGTTGCTGGCGTTAGCCAGTGGAAAGCCCACTTTCCGAAACTTTTTGAACCGTACACAAAAATCTTGATCTTTGCCGATAACGATATAAAAGAGGATGGTCGCAACCCCGGCCAAGAGCTAGCCAAGCGGATTAAGGAAGACTTGCCATCGGCCATTATCGTTGGCCTTCCCGGTAATCAGGATGTGAATGATCTATACTTGGCCTATGGCAAAGACTGGTTTGATGAGAGGTTAGCAGCATGAGTACATTTGTTAGTTTATTTGCAGGTGTGGGTGGGTTTGATCTTGGACTTGAACGTTCTGGTCATACCTGTGTTGGGCAAGTAGAGATTGATAAACACGCGCAAAAAATTTTGAAAAAAAAATGGCCTAATGTGCCATTGCATGATGACGTAACCACCGCAGTTGAATGGGCAAAGGAGATTAATTTAATTGGAAAAGTTGACATTGTTTGCGGGGGTTTTCCCTGCCAAGACGTATCCGTTGCTGGCAAACGTGCTGGAGCAGGAACTGGGACACGAAGTGGATTATTCTGGGACGCTATACGATTTGCGCAAGAAGTTAAAGCAAAAACAATCCTCTTGGAAAATGTCCCGGGACTTTTATCAAGCAACCAAGGACGCGATTTTGGAACAGTCCTCACTACATTGGCCGACGCAGGGTATAGCCACATCGAATGGCGAATTTTGGACAGCCAATACTTTGGAGTACCCCAACGCCGTCGTAGAGTCTTCATTGTCGGAAGTGTTACAGACAGAAGCGCCAACCCGATATTCATTGAGCGTCAAAGCAGCGGAAGGAATACTTCGGAGAGCGAGCAAGCGAGGCAAAACATTGCCAGCGGTGTTGCAAGAAGCTTTACTTCATCAAGTTTTGCAGGGTACAAAGAAGGAAGCGGAACTTTAAGAGCCAATGGTGGTGATCTGGGGGGGGGCAGCGAAACATTGTTGGTTGCCTTCAAGCCAGAGATTATAAAGGGGTAGGCAATCAATACGTGGCGAAGAACAAACTTGTGGTTTACAAAAAGTCGTAGAGCGCAAAACGTTGATGATTATGAAACTTGGATAGCGGGGGGGGGTAATGCCTACCCTAAATGCTTTTGACAACGGAGATGTGAGGACTACGATTATGGCAATTACAGAACAAACAGTACGCAGGCTCACGCCAATAGAAACTGAACGCTTGCAAGGTTTTCCAGATAATTGGACTGATGGACAAGCAGATAGCCATCGTTATAAGCAGATGGGCAATGCTGTTACCGTCAATGTTATTGAGTGGATCGGTGCTAGGTTATGACAACCATTTGCGCTATTGAGGGACCAGACTGGGTAGTCATTGGCGCAGATACTATGTCCTCTACTGAGGATGGCTTTCAGATCACCATTCCCAACGGAAAAATTTTTAGAAATAGTAATATCGTCTTTGCCGGTGCCGGCGCTGTGCGCGGCATAAACATCCTTGAGCATGATTTTGTGCCACCGCAGATCACGGTCAAAGACATGG